AGTTGCAGCACTCATCCATCCCGCAGATCCGCCACCAACAATTACAATTTTTTTGACTGTTATCATTTAGTTACCCCTTTCTTTTAAGTATATCACAATACAAACTAATCTTAAATAATGATATAATAAACCTATTATGACCACAACCGATTGGGCACAATTTATTCTTACCTTGCTTTCAATTGGAGCAATTATAGTTGGTGCTATTCGTTGGTATATTAAAGTCCAGATCAAGCCTATACACGAAGCGGTTTGCGATATTCGTGCCGAAACCAAAACTAACGGCGGAACCAGTATGCGTGATGAGATCAAGGCAATCAAAGCAGAACAAGAAGAAGCCAAGCAACTTCGTAAAGCAACTAGTGATAAACTAGATCATATGTATGATATATTGCTTGAGTATATTTCTCGCTCTAAATAGAGTTTTCCTTTTTCCTTATATATAATATACTTTATATCTTAAAAACTTATTTACAGTATATTCTTTTCTTTATATATTTTAAGTATACACTATCAATACCCTGGACTATTAGGATAAAACGGACATATGGTATATATCCATTTATAACTCTTTTATAACGATATTAATTGTATAACTATTTGTTATAAAACTCTTATATACCTGGTTTATTTTAAATAATCAGATATAATCTAAATTGCTGGCACTCAAGATCTTTCTACCCACCCCGACTGTCTTGAGTGTCCAGCCTTATTTTATGGTATAATCAATGATATGTGCTCACCGACAATAGAAAAATTTGGGGCAACCCCAGCAAACATTCAATGGACTGTTGTTCGTGGAGATTATGCCTCATTTACAGTCTCATTTCTTGAAAATGATGAAGTTACAGAATTTGATACAGATGGTTGGGCTTTTGCAGCCACCGCCTATGACCCAACCTCAGACATTCTAGATGAGTTGGAAGTTTCTGTAGACGGATCAGTAGTAACAGTAAGCGCACCAGCAGAAGTGACAGAAAACTGGGGATTAAAGTATCGCTCAGTTGTTGCAGAACTATCTTTTGACTTGCAAGCAATAGTTCCAGACGGAGCATCAACAATTACCTGGACACCAGTTATTGGAACAATTTGTGTACTGGGAGATGTGTCTCCAGGGAATACAAGAAATACTATCGGGGGAGTCTCTTAATGATAATTAAGATTAAGGACACTAACCCAAAACTTCCACCATTAATAAAAGTTAATGGGACTGTTTTTAAAGTAAAGAAGTAAAAATATGGCCATATCAAAAAATATGGATGGTCCAAAAACAAAATATTCTGAAGCAATTAAATCAACAAAAAACATAGATGTAAATAATACTGAGTATATTGCTGTTCCAGGAAACCAAGGAGAAAGAGGCGATACAGGCCCAGCAGGTCCACAAGGCCCAGAGGGTCCAAGAGGCGAAAGAGGCATTCCAGGAAAAGATGGTCCACAAGGACCACAGGGGCCTAAAGGAGATCCTGGAAGAGGTGGTGGAGATGGGTATGAAAGTCCATCAGGTCAATACCCAGGATGGGCATATTATCAAAACAAAAATAAGAAACTACTTCTCCTTGGGCCAGAAAGAGGAGATGATGGGTGGGTAAATATTTTAATGGACGACGATATAGAGAGTAATGTTACAAAGTTTCTTCCAGAGGGGTCAGTATCTCTTTGGAATTCAGTTACTCAAAGAATTAACTTTAAACAGTTAAAGGTTGGAACTAGAATAGATATCAGATACGACATAGTCATCACAACAGATACAAACAGCACAGAGGCCTGGATAAGAACATATATACCAAGGGTTGAGTCTCCGACGGGATACATAGGAATGCTTAAATATAAGTATCCATATGAAATGTCTATTAACCAAACCTTATATGTAGACCTTTCAAAGATTAAATCAGAAGGTGGAATTATTCAAGCAAGAGCAGATAACGAAAGCACTATTATGCTAAAGGGCATGTATATATCGGTTTCTTAGTGGTATAATGGATCAGGAGGATATTAATGGCATTTCCAAGTACTTATAATTTTAACTATTACCGTGGTGATACTGCTCAATTTGTAGCCCGTCCCAAAAATGCAAATGATGGATCTTCTTTTGATTTAACAAATTATTCTGCAATTTTTACAATTGCAAATCAAAGAGGTTCTTCTGGAACACAATATCAGGCCTCTGCAGTTGTAAACACAACAACTGATATTGTTACGTGCACAATCACTCCATCCGTTGGCCGAACACTCGCTGCTGGAACATATGTCTATGACGTTCAAATTACAGACACATTACCAAATCCAGACGTTATCTTTACACTGCTTACTGGAACAATTACAGTAACAGATGATATCACTGGAGCAGTTTAGTGACAGATGTAATATTATCTAATGATGACATTACAGTTTTAGGACCTCCAGAAACTGTAGAACTTTTAGTAGATATTGGTCCTACTGGACAAAGAGGAAGTAGATTTTTTGTTGGAGCAGGAGATCCAAACTCTCTCACGACAAGTGGTGCCATTTTTGGAGAAACAATAAATCTCTATGATATGTATATTAATTCTGCACCAGGAGCGGATTATGGATATATGTATCAGTATATATCTGAAACTGGTGGCAATACTTGGGTGCAGGTTTTAGAAATTTCTCCAACTCTTTATTCAAAAAAACACACAACTACTTTCACTTCTGGAGCAGCATCAATTACTGTTCCAATTGCAAATATTGTAACTGTCTCTGGTACACCACTTACAGCATCTAATTTTAATATTCATTACAGTATTGAGGGGGCTAATCCAGTTGCTTCTTCTATTGAGGTCCCCGCACTTGCTGGCGCTGGAACAAACCTTGTTATTAACCTAAAGGCCGTTAAGTCAGTAAGTGGAACATGGTCTAGTTTAACAGGAGAGGTAACGGTGCATCTTCTTATATCAGTAGTTATCTAATTATGGTATAATCTTGATGAGGTGAAAACATGGCAGCAGAATCAATAGGTACTTTAGTACCAACAAAAATTCCAGGTTTAGCAGACCAAGCAGATATTCAGGCTGCGCTAAGAGTATATCACTATGGCTCTTACACCTTTGATACTGCAGAAACTGTCGCTGCAAACCTAGTAAACCCTTCTATTGCATATACAATAAATAATCTTCAAACTCAAATTACTGCTCTTACTGGTGGAAGCGCCATACAAGCAACAAGTTTTAACGCTAAAGGAGATCTGTTTTCAGCATCAGCAAATGATACATTGTCTGTTTTATCTGTCGGTTCAAATGGAACAGTCCTAACAGCAAATAGTTCTACTGCTACAGGATTAGAGTGGGTATCTCCAGAAGTCACATTATCAAATTCTGTGACATTAAGTGGAAAAACCTTGACAGCCCCTAGGTTTGCAGATCTTGGCTTTATTGCAGATGCTAATGGAAATGAACTTCTCGTTATGGATACCGTAACTTCTGCGGTAAACGAAATTAAAGTTGCTAACGCTGCAACTGGAGGAAACCCTTCTTTAGCAGCCCAAGGAGGAGATACAGATATATCTCTAAATCTTGTTTCAAAAGGGGCTGGAACTGTTAAGGCAAATGGTCAAGATATAGCAAATACAGGGCTAGTTGAAGAAACTCAAATCTTAACAATTATGGGCGCATTATTATAAAAAATGGTGTATAATAACACTATAATCTACTTTAGGAGGTAGTAACTAATGGCTACACTAACAAAAGCACTTTTTAGAGGTGCCGCAACAACTAACACCGCAACAACACTTTACACAGTGCCATCATCAACAACAACTATTGTTACTGACATTGTTGTAACCAACACCGCAGGATCTGCGGGAACATTCACACTAGGTCTTGCTGGCACAAGCCTTGCAACAACAGTTGCAATTGCAGCAAATGACTCAACTGTGATTTCAATCAAGCAGGTGCTGGCAACAACCAACGTAATCACAGGTGGCGCATCAGCAACATCAATCAATTTCCATATTTCAGGAGTGGAGATTTCCTAATGCCATTTGTAGCAAAAATGCGTGATTCTGGTGGTATGAAGTCTTTAATGAGATATAACGATTTTAATGCGACAGAACCTACCCCTGCAACACAATTTCCTATTGATTTTCTAATCATAGGTGGTGGCGGTGGTGGAGGTAACTCTAACGGCGGCGGTGGCGGTGGCGGTGCTGGAGGATATCTAAGTTCAAATGGTGCTTCAGGCGGAGGCACAACAGAGTTGCAAGCAACTATGGGAGTTGTGGGAACTTCATATAACGTGACTGTTGGAGCAGGCGGAGGTGCACAAAGTGCTGGAGGTGGATCTAATTTTGGAACACTTTCAGTCAGCGGCGGAGGCGCTGGCGGTTCTGGTATAACTGTTTACGGTGGTCACACTGGCGCAGGCGGTGGTGGATCAGGTGGCGGCGGTGCAAACGGCGGTGGTGGTGCAGGAGGAACTGCAGGTCAAGGCTATAATGGTGGCTCAGGATCATTCGTGTATCAAGCCTATTCTTCTGCTGGTGGTGGCGGAGGCGCTGGCGGCAACGGTGGCAACGGCGGTGGTGCTAATCACATAAATGGTGCAGGTGGCCCAGGAGTTTCTTCAAGTATTACAGGAACAGCAGTCACCCGCGCTGGCGGTGGAGGAGGATTTAATTCTAATACCACAGGCGCAGGAGGTGCTGGACAAGGCAACGGTGGCGGTGGTGGCAACGGCGCACAGGGTACTGGCAATGGTGGTGGTGCTGGCCTAGTAATTTTAAGATATGAAAATACCCGAACAATATCAATCGGTGCAGGATTGACTTCTTCAACTGCTGATCTTGGCAGATTTAAGGTAGTTACCTTTACCGCTGGCACAGGAAATGTGAGTTGGACATAATGGCACATTACGCATTTTTAGATGAAAACAACATAGTCATTGAAGTCATTACTGGCATTGATGAAACAGAACTAATTGAAGGTATGGATACTGAAACTTGGTATGGCAATTTCCGTAATCAAAAATGTGTTCGCACATCCTATAATGGAAATATACGCGGAAGATTTGCGGGATTAGGCTATTCCTACAATGAAGAAGAAGATATTTTTGTAGCACCACAGCCGTTCCCATCGTGGACACGCAATGGTCCATTCTGGGAACCACCAATACCTATGCCTATTGCTACAGGTACTGAGTGTTACCACTGGTCTGAGAATGACCTTGAGTGGAAATTCTTACCAGGAGCATAAATACTACTCCTAAGCATTGAGTTAAAACTGCTTATTAATTTTAAATAAAATATCTCCAAGGAATAAAATCTAAGGGGATATTTTATTTTACACTTTACAAAATATTTAAGGTATGATAGACTTGTTTTATGAATAAAACATATCATTTTTTAGCGGGATTACCAAGAAGTGGAAACACTTTGCTATCAGCAATATTTAATCAAAATCCAGAAATATACAGCACCCCATTAAGTCCTCTACCTGCTTTGATGTGGGATTTAAAAACTTCTAATCACATCCAGCATGCAAAAAGAAATAAAGAAAATCAAGATAGATCACACAAAACACTTTGCTCTCTATTTGATACTTTTTATAGCGACGTAGACAAGCCTGTAATAATTGATAGAGAAAAGTCTTGGGGAACTCCAGCAAACCTTGGTATGATAAAAGAATATGTCACTAAAACTCCAAAAATAATTTTTACAGTGCGTGACATTTTAGAAATTATTTCTTCTTATATTTTTTTAAATGAAGATACAAATTATCTAACAAACGAACTTGTTGACAGTGGTATGTTTATTACTAACTATCGTTCACAAAAAGATTTATTGGCAGAGTACATTATGCTCCAAGGCAGCGAAATGGACAAGTCTTTGCTGTCTTTGGCTTCTGCATTTTACCCAGAGAACAAGGGAATATTTCATATAGTGGAATATAATGACTTGGTATTAAAGCCACAAGAAACCATGACTGGAATCTATAAGTTTTTAGGTATGCCTAATTATGAGCATAATTTTAATAAGATAGAAAAAGTAGAATCAGACGACGATGTTGCTTTAGGTCTACCAAAGAATTTACACGATATCAGAAAATCTATATCTAGGTCATCAACTTCTACTGATATTTTATCAGATTACATTAAGCATAAATATTCTAATATGGAATTTTGGAGAAAAGGCTCTTTGCTCAAGGTCAGAGGAAAAGACTTTTAGCATAAAAAAATACCCCTAGCATATAGACAAAGGGGTATTTTCTTTTAAGTATTATGAATATTTATGTGGAAATTTCTTTAACCATTTTTGTACAGGAGCAGTCTTAGCGTATTTCCAAGACTTCCAATCTGTACCACCCTTGGTCATGTGGAATGCAATTGTTGCATTTTTTACTGGGTTAAATAACTCAGCGTTAGCATTTAGGTCAAATTTTTCTCTACGATCAGGACCTAAGACTCCAATCATATTTATTTGGAATACCCCGTAAGAACTGTCACCAGTCTTAGCATTTCCATTAAATGCAAAAGGTCTTCCGTTTGACTCTGCCTTGGCCACAGCCCAAGCAGTCTTTAGACCCTTTCCAGTAAAGCCTACAGCCTTCAATAGTTGAACTAGGTCATAGTCTGTTAAAGACGAAGCATTTTCATACTTTGCCAAAACTGAAACTTTTTTTGGCTTAGAAACCAAAAAAACCGACTTAGGGTCGGCAGGGGTAATCTTAGACGTATTAATTAGTAAATTATTATCAGTTGTAGTTGTTAGTGCATTAGCAGAATTACTTACGGGTGCAAGTAGTCCTACTAAAGATAGGATTCCAATCCAAGCCATCTTGTCTCTTCTCATCAAATAAACCTCCTAGAAACAAAAGCACCAGTTGTCTGGTGTTACTTCCAAGTATAACATGTTTTTGCCCTAAAAGTCAAAGTTTTGATATTTTTTATTAAATTGTTATAAAACTCTGTGTATGAAGTGGTATAATGGTAAATACTATGGCTACGGGTTCAACAACAAATTACGATATTCCTTTTCCACTATCTAGTGATCCAGTAAATGTTCACGAAGATATTCAGTCATTGGCTGAAGCAATTGAGGCATTACTTACAACAGGTGCTTCTGCATACCACACTCTTGATATAACAAACAACAGTGGAGCATCTATTGCAAAAGGTGATCCAGTGTATATTTCTGGATATGGAACAAGCAAACCCACAGTTGCAAAAAGTGTTGCTACAAACCTTGCAACATTTCCTGTAATTGGATTAGCAGCAACTTCTATATCTAATAGTTCTGATGGAGTTATTATTTTGTCTGGAGTTTTCTCAAATATCAACACAAACTCTTATAACGTTGGAGATAAACTATATGTTGCTACCAGCGGAGGTTTAACAATAACACAGCCCACAACAGGCTCTGGAGTGGTGGCGGTAGTTTTAAAGAAAAATGCATCAAGTGGTATTATTCTTGTCGAGCAACCAAAAGGTAATGGAACTTGGGGATCACTGAAAGCAGGGTTATCATAATGGCAACTTATAGAGGTCAAGGTGCATCTAACTACGACATTGGTGAAGCACCACCATTTATTAACTGGACAATTGTAAAAGGCGATACAGCATCTTTTAGTGTTTATGTAACAGATGATGCTAAAGAGCCTTTAACTATTGATGACTGGGATATTGAGGTAGAGTTTAAAAGACCCACTACTCCAGTTGAGCCTCAAATAATTACAGATACTGCAAGCCTAATTCTTACAATTACACCAGAACAAGACCTAGATGATGCTGATGGTGAGTTTAAGGTTAATCTAACTGCAGCACAAACCGCACAACTAAGAACAAATGATATTTTTGATATTGAACTTCGTCTTCCACAGGACACACTTGTTTGGACAGTCGCTCAAGGGAAGATTACTCTCCTTGAGGATGTTACAAACTAATGGCAAAAGTTTTTATAAATAGCAATACCCCCGTTTTTACAAGAGTCGTTGAAAGAACATCTTTTCCAAATGTAGAAATTACCCAGCCAAATCGAGGGGTAAGTATAAACTCAGTACTTCCATTTAGAATAAGATT